GTTCCTGCGTCAAGTAGTTGACGTAATGCAGTAGTTGCCGTTCTCGACAATCCACCTATCATATGAATTAATCCAAACCCATAAAAACCTAATCCAGGTAAAAATTTAAAATGAACAAAATAATCAATTTTATTTTTTTGTGGATCGTCTAGTTTATAGTTTCTTCTAATTGATAGAATCTGTCTTTGACCCATTTCAATGGTAATAATATATGGAAGTTTAATTCCAGTTCCTTCACCCGTTGAATCTTTGTCTTCAAAACCTTCTAAATCTAAATCAGTGTGTATTTCTAAAATAGTAAATATATCTTCATCTCTAGTTTTTTTAATTCCTTCAAGTTCTCTTTCTTTTTTCTCTACTTCTGTTTCTTGATTATAACCAGGTGTTAATTCTACATCCATGTAAAAACCGGCTACTTGTTTTTTTCTTAAATCGTTATCCGACATTTTAATTACATGCACAACTGCTTCTGCATCTTCTAAAGATGTAGCAGTGTAAGGCACAACTAAATCGTCAGCTGGAACAAATTTTGAAACAGCTCTGCCTAAGAGTTCGTCATAGTAGACTTTCTTAAAAGCAGAGCCACTAAGAGGGAGATAAAAAAGCATTGTGTCGAACTCGGGTTCGTACTCTTTCATCACATCCATGAGCTGATAGTTCATGAATTCTTTAACTCTTTGCGACTGGTCTTCTTTTGCTCTATCTGCAAGTCCAATTATTTGTGTATGTACTGGACCAGTTGCTGGAAGTAATTCTTTATA